ATTTCGAGTGGAATTACACAGTGATCGGCAGCCGGACGTGAGGGGGCAATTTGGCGTGATGAATCTGACGCACTCAGGGGATACGCACGGAGAGATTTGGGAGACGGATCTTGAGGTGACCAGGATCAGCCCATGAGCGGCCGCAAATTGACTCTGGCGGGGGTGCTGCGGCAGGCTCAGGCGCAGGCCCTGGCGGGGCTGCATACGGCGCTGCCGGGGCAGATCGAAGCCTACGATTACACGACGCAGCGGGCGCGGGTGAAGCCGCTGATTCAGCGGGCGGATGCGGATGGGACGCTGGAATCCTTTCCGGTGATTGTGGATGTGCCAGTAGTATGGCCTCGGTCGGGCGGAGCCTCTTTGACATTTCCGGTGGCGGCGGGGGATACGGTGCTGCTGATCTTTTCGGAGCGGTCGCTGGACTGGTGGCTGTCTGTGGGAGGGGACAGCCCACCGGGGGATCCACGGCGCTTCGATTTGTCGGACGCCATCGCGATTCCGGGGCTCTATCCGTTTTCTGAGGCGTCACAGGACCCGAACGGCCAGGACGTGCGGCTGCAGATGGGCGGGGCGGCGGTGGTGATTAATCCGGGGGGAAAGATAGCGTTAGGGACGATGACTGCGGAGCTGTTGGATTTAATAGATCAGGCTTTGGCGGCATTAGTAACAGCCACGGCGGGAGGGTATCCACTCGTTTGCCCACAATTGCCGGCGATTAAGACATTACTGGAGACCATTGAGGGACAGATCTAATGGCATTAGATGCCGATGCCCTGGCGACTTATCTCAAGGGGGCTTATTTGGCGGGGGGGATTGCCGTTGATACGGATCAGCTCACCGATGTTTGCCGGGCCATTTCCAAAATCGCCGATTATTTGAATGCTAACACGCCCAATGGCGAGATTCATATTACTCTTGTTGCGTTAGCGAATCCACAAAGCATATAAATGGGGAGATAGATCAATGGCTCAATTTGGACGGCCGTCTGCCGACACCTCCATCGGCGGATACAAGGATCAGGCGGATGGGGTAACGAACATCTATACGGCGATTGATGAGACGGTGGCCAGCGACACCGATTATATCAAATCGGCCTCCGCTCCATCGAATGCACCCTATGCCACGAAGTTGACGACGTTGGAAGATCCCGTTTCCAGCTCCGGGCATACGGTCCGTTTCCGCTATCGCAAAGATGCGACGGGCGGGGCGACGATCGGCCTTACGGTACAGCTTCGCCAGGGCTATGTCGATGAGGGGACGCCGGGAACGCTGATTGCCACGACGACGGTGGCGGACATCACCAATACCTGGACGGATGGGACAATCAGTCTCAGTTCCGGCGAGGCCGATGCCATTACCGACTACACTGATCTCTATTTGAGATTCGTCGCCAATCAGACCTAAGCGAGGGTTATAAGAATCCTCATCGCTGAAGCATTTCAAATCAGGTCTAAACATGAATATAATACAAGCGCACTCGACACATTCCGGCAAGCTGGAGCGTTGGCTGGGACGGGAAAACGTCGAACAGATCTCCTTTTTGATGCAAAATTGGTATGGGCCGCCCATTGCCCTGGGCGGTGTACCCGGCAAAGTTTTTGCCCATAAGGGCGGAGATTTCCGGGGTCGGATTACTACCGGAGCGGAGGCTACGGTACTATGTGCCTTGGAATCTTTCGGTCGGAGCATAAGACGCGGCTGCCGACATGCTCGCCCCTATGCCCAGGTAAACACCGGATTTGCCAGTCTATCCGATCTGATCGCCGAGGCGACGGGAGGTAAGAAACAGGATCTGGCGTTTATGAAACTTGGCCCTACTAAGGTGATTGGGGCAGCATCGCAGCTTTGGCAAGTTGATAGATGGCCGCCGATAGGATCACCTGGTGCGGCCCCTCCTGGGGGCACGGCCCACACGAAAGCGAATACGGGCGCGATGGCCTTCAATAATCCCTCGAGTCCCGATACTACGCACTTCGTGAGCGGATTTGTGGTTGGATCGCTCATCAATACCTTATTGTTATATGATAGGCTTTTCAGCGTCGCCAAAACGATCAATAGCACAGGCACGGAAGCGGTGACGGGCGTTCCGACGCGTTATCAGAACACGACGCCGGGGCAAAAAGATTCCATTGCCGGAAATTTCCTTTTCATGCCGGTGGGTCTGACCGCCTATGCAAACACAGCCCACAACTGGACGGTCTGCACCTACAAGGATCAAGCGGATGCGGCGAGCACGATGCCATCGCTGACGGGGAATCCGGGTGGGGTGGCGACCATCATTCACCGGTTCGATATGCCGTTATCAGTCTGGTTCGCGCCACTTGAAACGGGCGATACGGGGATCAAGGCTCTGACGCAGATGCAATGCAGCGCTCTGGTCGCAACCGGATTACTGGACTTCGTTATCGGTCATCCGATTGCCTGGCTGCCGATCCCAATTGCCAATGTGATGTGCGTGGCAGATGGGATCAATACGGCCTTCAACCTGACGCAGATATTTGATGATGCTTGCCTGAGCTTTCTTGAGGTGGCGCCGCCTGTGGCGACCGCCACAAATTACTCCGGCACGATCTCCATCGTCTCAGGGTAGGAGACGAAGTGTCCTATATCTTCGGGATCATCGGCGGGAACGGATTTCGCAGTCGGGCCGCGCTTCAGTGGGCGCCGACGCTTACAGTTCATGATCCCAATCCGCCGATCACATTAGAAAACAATGATCGCCAGGGACAGCTATCATTCAGTGAATTTGAAATCCCAACGCCTCCGCGAGGCTGTCAAATATCCTTTACGGAACTGGAAGTCCCGAATGCAGCGCGCTGCGGCCAGGTATCTTTCTCCGAATTAGAGGTTCCAACTGCGCCGCGCGCCGGCCAGGTCTCATTTTCCGAACTTGAAATTCCCAATGGTCCAAGACAAGCACAACTTTCCTTTACCGAGTTTGAAGTTCCGGCCGCCCCAAGGCAAGGTCAGCTTTCTTTCTCAGAGTTTGAGATCCCGACAGCTCCGCGTCAGGCACAACTATCCTTCGCAGAATTTGAAGCTCCTAATGCACCAAGACAGGCTCAACTCTCATTCGCCGAATTGGAAACGCCCGCTTCACCTCGACAAGCTCAGCTATCGTTTGCCGAAGTGGAAATTCCCACGGCTCCGCGCCAGGCTCAAGTTTCTTTTACAGAGTTTCAGATACCCAGTCTTGCGAGCGATCGCCTGGGTCAAATTTCGTTTTCCGAACTTGAGATTCCTGATGTTCCCAGATGCGGCCAAATATCCTTTGCGGAATTGGAAGTTCCCAGCGGGCCGCGCGCTGCGAATGTGTCTTTTGCGGAGATGGAAGCTCCAGCCGCGCCGCGCTGTATCTTCGTTTCCTTCACTGAATTTGAAGTTCCCGACGATCCGATTTCCTATGCTGATTATGGACTCCCCTTTCTTTATACCGAGGACAATTGGGTGGCCAAAGATTTCTGCCTGGAGGTTTTCATCAAGGCATCAGCGGGAACGGCTTATGCGCGGCTCTATGATCTGACGAACGCGAAGTCGGTACTGGGATCGAAATTGTCCACTACAGAAACGACTTTACAACGGTTGCGATCGGGCGCATTGGTACTGCAGGATGGACATGTTTATCGTTTGCAAATTGGAATAATCCCCGGCGATGCCGGAGAATTCATTGGTGGAAAATTGATTGCGGCCTAAACGACTATGCAGGATCTGAAATTAAATACGGACGGGGATCTGGCGGTGGAGGAATATGATCTGGCGCTGGTGACGGATGCGGCGCGGGTGCGGCAGCAGCTCCAGATCCGGCTGCGGTTTTTCAAGAAGGAATGGTTTTTGGATATGAATTTCGGGGTGCCCTGGTTTCAAGATATTCTGCGCAAGCCCTATCGCAAGAGTCTGGTGGATGGGATTTTGAAAGCGCAGATCATGGCGGTGCAGGACGTTCTAAGCATCCTCAAATTTGAATCGCAATTCGATCCAATCACGCGCAAGTTCGATCTGGATTTCATCGTGGATACGACCTTTGGCCCGGTGGATTTAACGGGAGAATTCTGATGCCGGATTATGGATTGACGCCGACTGGGTTTAATATCAAGCGGCTGCCGGAGATCAAGGCGGATCTGGAGGCCAATCTGCTGCTGGCGCTGGGGAAGCTCAATTTGGAGCCGGACAGCGTGACGGGGATTCTGATCGGCGTGCAGGCGGAGGCGGTGGCGGAACTGTGGGAACGGCTGCAGGAGATCTATCTGGCGATGTATCCGGCCAGCGCGGAGGATTTCAGCCTGGACAACGTGGCGCAGTTGACGGGCATCACGCGGTCGCCGGCGATTGCGACGACGGTTCCCGCGGCGATGTGGGGGACAGCGGGGACGGTGCTGCCGGCTGGGATTCAGGTATCGGTAGAGGAGACGAACGAAATCTTTTCATCGCAGCAGAGCACGACGATCGGGGCGGTGGATTATGGCGCGGGGGAAGTGACGATCAAGCAGGCGGTGGCGCTGACGGCCTATACGATTACGATTAACGGCACCGATTTTACCGTGACTACGATTGATCCTCCTGCATCGGTGGAGAATATTGCCGGGTCATTGGCTTTGCAGATTAATATCCTGGGATCGGAGCCGGTGACGGCTTATTCTGCGGGGGCGCTGGTGATCATCATTTCAGACGATGTCCCTGAGACGTTTACCCTGACCGTTAATGGACCTTCGACACGGATTGATGTTACCGATTGGGGGGCCCTGGCCGATTTTACGGCTGTCAATACCGGCGCGGTGCTGGCTCTGGCGGGAACGCTGACGCAGATTAAGACTCCGGTTTCTGGTTTGACGGCGGTCAATAATTATGTGGATGGGGTGCTGGGGCGGGATGCGGAAACGGACATCGAATTGCGGACGCGGCGGCTGGCATCGCTGACTCAGGCGGGGGCGGCGACGGTGGAGGCGATTCGATCTCACATGCTGCAGGAGATTGCGGATGTGGTCAATGTGTTGGTGGAGGATAACCGCACGGACGTCACGGTGGGGGATCTGACGCCGCACAGTCTGCGAGCGGTGGTGCAGGGAGGGGTGAATGCGGATATTGCGGAGAAACTATGGGAGCTGAAGCCGGCCGGCATTGAGACGATTGGGACGGAGGAGGTGGTGGTGACGGATTCGATGGGACAGCCGCAGACGATCCGCTTCGCGCGGCCGACGCCGATCCTGGTCTGGCTGGACGTGGTGCTGACGCCGAATGCCGAAGAGGAATTCCCAACTCCGGAAGCGGCGGGGCTTCTGGCGATCCGCGAGGCGATTCTGGCTATGGGGAATCTATTGAACGTGGGAGACAATGTCATTATTCAGACATTCTTCGCGGCGATTTATTCGGTGCCGGGGATAGCGACGGCTTCGATCACTCGGGCGACGGGGTCCAGTCCCGGGGCTCCGCCCTATGGCAGTTCGGCGAATATCGCGATTGCCAATGATGAGATTGCGACGTTCAGTCTGGCGCGAATAACGGTGGACTTCGCATAAATAATAGATTCCGGACAAGCCGGAATGACATAAGAATAATGGCGCAAGCACCTAAAATCAGCGACTATGCGGCGCGGGCTCTGCTGCGATTGCCGCAACAGTTCAAATCCAAGCCCAATCTGGCGGATTTTATTACCGCCACGTTCTGGTCGCTGCAGGATGTGGAGAATGTGGCTTATGATCTGCTGGTACTGCGCTGGATGAAGAACGCCGAGGGCGCACAGTTGGATGGGATCGGGGAGATTGTGGGGGAGGCGCGCCAGGGGAACAATGACGCGAATTATCTGGAGCGAATCTATCAACGCATATTTTTGAACGCTTCGAAGGGGACGCCGGAGACGCTGATCAGCGTTTTGGCACTGATCACGGGCGGGACGCTGATTATTTATAATGAGGTTTGGCCGGCCAAGGTGCAGATGATTACCAATGGGTCGCACATCCCGGACCTCTTGCGGGAGACGATGGAGGGGGCGGCGCCGGCGGGCGTAGGGATTGATGAGATTCTGATGACCTTTGGAGAAACGCCTTTTGTATTTCATGCAGAAGGTGGAATACCCCATCCGCCGAGCCTTCCGGGAGGGCGAGGCTTTGCGGAATTGGGTTACTCGACAGGCGGAAGTTTAAGCGAGAAGGTGGCCTAATGCCGTATACAGAACCAACCATTGACGATCTGCGCTTCGCAGAAGACGACGTGGTGGACCCGACTTCGGGGGTGAACAATGCCATCGAGCCGAGCGCGGGCAAAAAGGACAATGGCTTTACTCGTTCGGAGAGTCCGCCGCGGCAAGATTTCAATTGGTTGTACCGGATGATCTGGCAATTCTGCCGGTGGGCACATGACGAGCTGATGCACCCGGGGCAGGTGGGGGGAACGTCGGGGCTGGGAACGGCAGCAGGTAAGGATACTGGAACGGCAACCGGGACAGTACCGGAGCATACGGCGGCAAAGACCATGGATGTGGATCGGATTAATGGAAGTGTATCCCACCTGACAGACACAGGGACAGTTACAACCGATCATCTTAGACAAGTAAATGCAGGAGAATCATGTAGTGCAACTGGCGAGAAATCACAGGTAAATGCGTCAAGTGGATGTTCATGTCCAGGAATTCGTGCTCAAGTTAATGCCTCTTATAATAGCGAAGCTTCTGGAGGCATGGCAGCCGTGGATGCTTCATTTAGTTGTTATGCTGAAGATGGAAATTCAAAGATTATTGCGAGCCGTTATGTTAAAACCGGAGCACAATATACATTGACTGGAGGCTATGCTGCCAGTTCGCCAGCCTCTTCGGCCAATCGGAAGTGGGAGATAGATTCACAGACAGGGGCTTTCCGGAGCGTCTTGGCTGCCGGAAGCAGTTTCGTCAGCAGTTATACATTTGCGGATTTCGGAGAATATTTTGAAAACTTGACCATGGGCGTAATCCCGCTGGGGACAATCGTCGCCCTGGAGGGCGATAAGATAAAGCCAGCAAAAGAAGACGATATTATCCTGGGAACTATTTCGGCGACGACAGCTTTTGTGGGCGCTAATTCGGATTTCCAATGGCAGGGAAGATTCTTAAAAGGTGAATTCGGCGAATCGCTCTATGATGAAATTGTGGACCCTGATTTCAAAGGTGAAGGCGAAGCGCCGAAGATTTGGGTACAAAAAGAGAATCCAGAATATAATCCATCGCGGGAGAACATACCCAGGAGTGATCGTCCGGAAGAGTATTCTTGTGTTGCTTTACTGGGCCAGGTGCATGTGCGGGTAGGCAAGGATGTGAAGACCGGGAATTATGTGGCGGCGGATGGAGGTAAATCGGCGAAGGAGACGCGGCTGCTGTGCATGGCGATCAAACAAGAATTCGATATGGAAAAGGGCTATGCCGTGGCGCTGTGTTTGCTGAGATAGCGCCCAAAAAAAGGGCAAGGAGGGGAATTTTATGGAACTTCGGGATGTTCTGACACTAATCGGATTGATTTTCGCCGGCTTTGGCGCTTATGCCGCCACTATGACGAAGGTGAATCTCAAGGTGCAGCACTTGGAGGATTCCAAAATTGACCGGAATGAGATCTATCAAGTCGTGCAAAACAATCAGAAGGAGATTATGGAGAAGATCGGCAAGGTAGATAGAGACGTAATGGAAATTAAGACGAAGGTGAGCGGGTTGCAATGCAATAGGGCTGATTGGAATCCGGGGAAGTGCTGATGGCCAGCCGAAAATTGGAGGATTTGCAGCCGGAATTTCTGGCGCGGGCCGAGGATTTTCTGAAGCTATGCGCAGGGACCGGGTTGGACGTCCTGGTCATGTGCACGAAGCGATTCAACGATGAACAGGCGCGGTTGTTCCGGCAAGGACGAGGACTGGCGGAGATTTTACGAAAGCGGGACGAATATCTGACGCGATGGCAACGGCCCGACCTGGCGCAACTGCTGATGGATGTGGGGCCGCAGAAGGGCAACCGGATTGTTACCAAGTCCGGCCCGGGTCAAAGCCTGCATCTGTATGGACTGGCTCTGGATGCGACGCCGCTGCAAGATGGGCGCTTGCCCTGGGAAGACGGCGAGGACGAACGGGATGCGGCTCTGTGGGCCAGATACGGCGCGGCGGCGGTGGCGGCAGGATTGGAATGGGGAGGGAATTGGACGCGATTAAAAGACCGACCTCATGTGGAGATGCCGGGAGTGAAATGGCAAGATCTGATCCGAAAGACTGCATAGTGGCGAAGTCATCTCTTCGGGAAAATCTTTAATCTGTAAGGAGTCAAAATGAAGAAGTTCATAGCAATCATCTCCTGCCTACTGCTGTTGGGTCTGACGGCCGGAGCGCAGCCAATCAACAGCGATTACTTCGGGGCGTTGGAAGCGGGGATATTGCACGGGTACGCCAGGGAGGGGGCCATCCCATCATTTACTATGGGAGCGCAACTCGGGCTGGGATGGGAGGAGTGCGACTTCCCCAATATCCCGGCTGATGCGAAAGCGATCGAGAGGATGGACCGGGTTTTGCAAGCGGCGGAAGCGGCGGGGATCCATGGCCATCTGTGGGGGATCGCGACTGACATAAATTGGGCGGCACAGAATCCAGCGGCTTATGCTAAGGCGCTAGGAGCGATTATCGTTCGATATAAGGGCAAGGTTGACTATTGGATGATCGGGCGGGAGCCCAATGGACAAGGAACTGATCCGAAGGCATATGCGGACTGGCTGAAAGCATCCTATCTGATCATCAAGCGGGCCAACCCCAATGCGAAGGTGATAGCAGGTTGCCTGGCCTGGGCGGAACAGGCTTCGAGTTATGATTGGTATCGGGCCATGCTGGCGCGGAATAAGCCGGGGCGATATTTCGATATTGCGGCGTTCAATTGGCTGGGCAGTGCGAGCGGTCACGCGTACGGGATGATCGAGGCGGTTTCGCGATTGAAGGCGGTCTTCACCGATTTGGGAATTCCTATTCCGCCGATATGGATTACGGAGTGCGGGACCTGGGGGGGCTTGAGTCCGACTCAGGGGTATCAATCGGAGAAGCAGCAAGGGGAAGATCTGATTCTGCGCGCGCTGCTGGCGCACAGTTTGGGGATCGAACGGATCTTCTATGCCTGGTGGATTCAGGATAATCTGGCGTCGGGGGCGGACTTCCTCCGCTATGGGGTGGTGCGCGATGGGGTGCCGAAGGAATCCTATTGGATGGTGCAGCGGTTTATCCGGCAGATGGCGATAGCGACCCGGGCATCACCCTGAGAAGCGCAATCGAATAAAAGAAACTTTAGCGCCAGATGTGATCTGGCGCTTTTTGCTATGCCAGACGCGCTGGCATGGCTCCAGTGGGGCGCGGGGGGGGAGTTGGGAGGTTAGGATAGATCTGGGGCGGAGATCGGGGCGCAGGGGGCAGATTTTAAGGGTTTTGGGAGAAGAGGTCGTCCTGGGGGATGGCCTTTTCTGTGTCTATCAGCTCGAAGCGGATGACCCAGACCTGGGAATTTTCGGTCAGGAGAGGATTCTTGTCCAGAAAGGCGGCGATGAAATCCTCAGCATCCAGCCAGAGGCCGCCTTCAGCCCGGACGTCAGCCTCAGATATATCACCCAGGGACTCCTTGCATGGTTCGGCGGTGAGCCGGATGGTGGCCACGGGTTTGCCGCCGTTGCGGGGATTTTTATCGTAGGCAATCACCGGGTCGCCGTTCTGATAGGCCCAGATGAAGCGCTGGGCGAAACGATCATCCCAGAGGCGGCGGGTGACGGTTTTGCGCCCGGCAAGCAAGGCCGGGGTGGTCCAGGCGAAGGAGATCCAGGGCATTATAGATGATTCCTGCCCCAGTAGGCGATCAGCAGGGCATCGCAGACACCGTCATGGGCGAGGCCGTTGCGGTTGCGGTGCAGATCGGTATGGGGGAATAGTTGCTCGGCCAAGAGCCGGGCTTTGATCTTTGAATAACCGCGGCGGCGGCCGAGGTTGCGGAAGAGGGCGGCTTGCCAAGTCTGGAAAGGGACTTCGCGGAGGGGGATGGTGGGCGGGAAGAGGCTGGCGATAGCGCAGCGCCAGATGCCATCACTGCGGCCCAAGGAGATGCGGCTGAAAACGGCAGATGATTTCTTGCCGCTTTTTTTGTCATAGACCGGCACGTTCTGGATCCGTTCGATGAAGATCGCCCGGGCGTTGGGATGGTAGCGCAGATCGGCGCCCTGGTAATCGCCTGCCAAAGGGTTTAGAATGTCCAGTATGGCCCGCTCGTCCAATCGCCAGCACTTGCCCTCGCGAATTTTGGGGGCGGGCTGGGCCCAGGCGATGCCGGTGATTTGGTCTATGCAGGCGATAGCGCCGTTCAGGCCGTTGTCTATGGCGATGATATAGTCGTGCGGCTGGTCCATCAGCGCGGCTCCAGATATTCGGTTTGGCGGAGGGTTTCCTGGGCGCGGTACATGCCGGGGGAGATGTAGGTTCCATTTTTCAGATACAGCCGCCAGGATTCGTATTGCTCCAGCAGGCGGATATGTTCTTTCAGCAGATGGGCCATGGACCGGCGCAGGCAGAGGGCGGTGTCAGTTCCTATGCGAGGGCGGCGGCGCCGGGCGCGGCGGAGGTGGAGGTTCATGATGATGCTCATTTGTCAAATAGATAAGCCAATTCATTGCGGAGTTTCTTCTGAATCTTCTGATCGTCTTTAATCGCCTTCTGCCAGTGATCGGCTTCAATGATGCTCTCGATTTCCTTCTTCAGGAGCGCAACGATATATTGCGGCGGGAGGGCATCGAGTTCCCATGAATCATCGCCATATTCGGCGATATAGTTCTGGAATCGGCTATCGGTTGTTTTCGCCGGATTAGGTGGGGGATTGAGTTCCTCAATCTGCTCCATCGTCAGCGCAATGCGCCGGACTTCGGCATCGGCCTCGAATAGCGTCAGCCGGTCGGTAATATAGCGGTTCAAGTT